ATGCAAGACCGCTTACCAGAGATGAAGCGGCAGAGCTGCTGTCCGTCAGCCGCGCCACGGTTGACAGGTATATCAGGGAAGGACGTTTACAGAGCGTCAGAGTCGGCCGGCGCCTGATCCGGATTACACCCGAATCGGTAGACGCGCTGCTGACGCCGGGAGCGGAGGCGGGCATATGACATACGTTCCAGCCACAATGTCGATTACGCCGCTCATGATCGAAAACATCCGGCAGGCACGCAAGACGCGCACCATAACGGAATTGTCCGTCATCTGCGGCGTCAATCAGAAAATACTCTACCATATCCTGAACGGCAAGCAGGAAAGAGTCAATATGAAACTGGGCGCCAGAATCCTGAAACTGACGCAGATCATTCAGGCAATGGGCAAGCCGTTCAGCTCGACGGAACCGGTCAAACAGGTAATGGAGTATGAACAGTTTCACCGGCAATGCAATACGCCGGAATTCGTGGCGGCGCTGCGGGCGTGCTGCACAAATTACAGAGACATTGAACTCAAAATCAAAGACATCAGGGAGACTATGAAATGAAAGCTAAAATCACTGCATTGAAACTTGAAAACGTGAAGCGGATCAAGCTTGTAGAGTTCCAGCCGAACACGGACGGGCTGACTATCATCGGCGGCAATAACGGTGAGGGAAAAACGTCTGTCCTTGACGCAATCGCCTACGCGCTCGGCGGAGAAGCGTTCCGACCGTCTGCGCTCACGAACAGTGACGGCAATGCCTATATCAAAGTGGAAGTCGGGGAATACACGGTGGAGCGCAGCGGCAAAAATGCGACTCTCAAGATCACGGACCGCCGCGGGATGAAAGGCGGTCAGAAGATGCTTGATGAGATCATCGGCAAATTTGCACTTGACCTGTCCGGCTTTATGAACTCAAACGATAAGACAAAAGCGGACCTTCTGCTGAAAATGTTCCCGGAACTGGCGGATGCGCTGCTCATGCTTCAGAAGAAAGAAAAGGACGTTCGGGACCGTCGCGCAGATGTCAACAGGGACATCAAACGCATACAATACCAGTTTGACACGATGCCGAAGGGAGAAGGCGCGCCGCCTGCCGAGATCAGCATTCTCGCGCTGTCGCAGGAATTGCAGGATGCGATGGAATACAATGCGGAACGCACGCAAAAGGTGAATCGGATTGAATCGGAAAAGAAAAAGCTGTTCGACCTTGAAAATGAATATGACAGCATCATCATGAAAGGCAATGAGATTGCGGAAAAAATCAAGGTATTGGAAGCAGAGCTGAAAAAAAACGAACTCCGGGAAGAAGCGATTGCGCAGGAGGGCGAGGAAATCAAAAATGCAATTGGCGGCATGTTATCCGACCTGAAAAACATGCCGCCAATGCCTCTGGATGAAATCAAGCAGAAGATCACATCCGCGGATCAACTGAATCAGCTTGTCCGCCAGAAAGAGGAAGCGGGAAAGGTTTATGAAAACATTCAGGAGTTGAAAAGTCAATCCGACCGCATGACCAAAAATCTTGAAGAAATCGACACGGAGCGGATCAGGCTGCTGAAAAATGCAAATCTGCCCTTGCCGGAACTTTCCATCAACGCAGATGGCGAACTGCTTTACAAAAATCAGAAATGGGACTGCATGAGCGGCGCAGAACGCCTGAAAGTCGCAACGGCTATCTGCATGGAAGCAAAACCGTCCTGCGGATTTGTCCTGATCGACGGTCTGGAGGCGATGGACGAAAAGACGCTTGACGACTTCGGGACCTATCTTGCGGAAAAGAACATGCAGGGCATAGGAACCATTGTAGGCAAAAACGAACGCGCTTCAATCATTCTGGAAGACGGGCGCATTCTCAATAACCAATAACAAAGAAAGGGTGTAGCAATGGCTACGGTCAAAAAAAATCTGACTTGTCTGCTGACGGTCGAAGAAATGAAAACGCTCGGCGTGGAGCTGGCGGACGCATCGCAGAAGAAAAGGCGTCTGGAAGACGACAAGAAACAGGCGATGAGCCAGTATAAAGCGGAGATCGACGCGGCGGATGCAGAAATCAATGCAATCTCACAGAAGATTTCTTCCGGGCGGGAAATTCGAATGGTCGAATGCACGGTTCGCTATCACACGCCGCAGGATGGCATGAAAACGATTGAACGCAATGATACCGGCGAAATCGTAGAGGTTGTGAAGATGACGGATTCCGAACTGGAAGACCTTTTCATCAATGGGCTCGGCGCGAACCGTGACGAAAAATACTTCACTTTCCGGAACAGGAAACGTGTCCCGCTGGTGCCGCTGGCAGCCTTCCGTGAAGCGCAGGTACAATGTGAATTCAAAAAGTATTTCGCCGGCACGGAAAATCAAATGGCGGAATACAATCTTGAATCGGAAAACAACATGCTTGTAGTGGACTGCGAAGCCGTGTTCGACCTTTTCGAGAACGTAAACGCCCCGGAATGGACGGACACCGAAGTAATTGAAACCAAACTGCTGGAGACCTCGGACAATGAATAGTGCAGACATTTTCATCAGGGAAGACGAAGCGGCATATCATGCGCGGAGCCGGACAGGGCAATATCTGTCAAGCCACATGCTTGCGGAATTCCGCCGGTCGCCATACCGTTATCATCAGAAGATCACCGGAATGCTCGAAGACAAGGACAAGCCGGAATATGCCTTTGGTCGGGCGGTGCATAAAATGATTCTGGAAGGCGGCGCGGCGTTTGAAAAAAACTATACCGTGTCGGACGGTCCGGTAA